GCCGTAAAACGAAGATCGCGGACTTGCATCCCAGTCAAATCATTTTGTTTATTTTTTCCTTTTCTGCCTCCAGCCTTGGATTGAACCTTCTTGGGAGGCATTCCAAGAAGGGTGGTTGTCGTGTCGCCTTAATTACACACAACCCGTAGCAGTTTAACGTCTTACTCAGGACCCAAGTTTCCCTAAAAATACCGCGGCAAGAATCGGAGAAGACACATCTGATTGTAAATTACAGCCTGATGAGTCCGAGTCCTATAACTTGCATCGTATTCGACCTGGGAGATTCCAGGATTAGTCAATACCTCTTGATGAACAAAGGAAAAAGCATCCTTACCCATCTCTTCAAGCTCCTTTTTTTTCGGAAAGAAGGGTTTTTCGACCTCAAGGTCAAATTTATCCTTGTAACTAGGATTAGCTACATATTGAAGGGACGGTGGGTAAACAGTAAGATCAGTGATCTTACGAGTTAAACCCTCATTGAGAGGACCGATTGTATTGACAAATTTATACGAACGTTCCCGAACAATAGGAACGGGTGGTACTTCGCTTTTAGACTTACCTTGAATTTTTCTTCCAATTAAAACCTTCTGAAACTCTGTGGAATCCAGTTGAAACTTCTTATATCGATAACTTCCAAGACTCCTTTGGAATGTTGTAAATCTTGGTTCCATACCAGGAAATACATCACATCCTAAGCCTCCGAAGAGAGGATGACAATGAAGATTATACTTACCATCTGAAGTTAATTTCTTAACTTCCTCAAGATGATAATGTATAAAACGTCTATGAAGACGGAGAGGATCATTACCTCCCTTCATAACTTCATTGTAAACAGCACCTAAAGGTGCCATCCGAGTCGATTCTCGACCAACAAGCTTAGATTGGCCAAGAAGTAATCCGACATTAAGAAATTCTAACTTTTTAAACTTAGGGGCACCAGAATCACTATACTCATAGAATTGACTGTTAACAGTCAAGATTTTAGGATGACAGTAGTTCTTGCCTAAGGAGAGTTTAAATCCTACTTTAGCTATATTCTCTCTCCACTTCTCATAAAAGGTTTTGTTACTCTTAAAAAGAATATCATCACCATTCACGAGAACGGGAACAGTCTCTATAGGAATAGAGACTTTCATACCCATAATGGAAGAAACATACTCTTCGTACGTCTTCCAAAAACAACAGAAATTTATAGCACAGAGTAGGGGAAAGGAAAGAGTTGATCCCATCAATTGACCAGTTCTCTGTAGAACTGGAGGGACAATAATCTGTTCTCCTTTCGAATTTTCCACAGGGGGATACACAATCATTTGTTCATAAATCACACCACGGAGTGTATCAATCTCTATGGGTGATAAATCAGTACGTTCAAGGTAAGATTCAAAAAATAACTTCGTAAAGTCCAACTTAATACTATCAGTGGCGCCTTCATAGTCACCACTAACCCAAAAAGTGTTATCACCACGTATGTGGCGATTATATTGATTTGGGTCATCAAGCCAATTAAGATCGATTTCACTTAACGGTCGCCCAGTAAGGCAGAATTGTGGAAATGTTTGCAAATATTTCCACATATCTTTCTGAACTGAGCGAGAAAAATAATATTTCAAAGCATCCCCCTTAGAGACCAAACGGACTTTAAGAGGCTCCAAAACTGGAGCTACAACTACATCACTGGTTACATCTTTACCGAAGAAGGTATGGACCTTCCCCTCGGAATCAACACCTCTCTGAACTATGTCCCGAAGAACATTAGTATAAGAGGGTGGAAGAAAACCCCTCATTTCAACAACCACACCAGGCTTAGTCTCGATCATTAAGCATAAAGATGGTATATTTTCGTGCTCTAAAAGCCGAATAATATCATACCAACCTTCATACTTAGTTTTCTTACCTTGCCAACTTGGTGTCATTTGATCATTGAAATG